CCACAATTAATATTTCTGATAATAGATTAACAAATCTTACATTTGAAGAAGAGCAATATGGTATAAGTATAGCTACTCATTCTATAATTACATATGCCGATACATATTCTATTTTATCTATGCAAGACGCTTTAAGTGGTACTACTATAAGATCCACTTTAGCAAAAATGATAACTGACGTTTCTACTAATAGCTTAGCTAATAACTATATTAATAAATATGAGCATGAAATAAATCTTAAAATAGCTAGAGAGATAGAAGATAAAGATTCAATATTTTGGTCTAAACTAAAAGTTTATTTAAGAAATAATACAGGTATAGTAGTTAATGAGTTAGAATCTTTAAATATAGATGAAAACGATGTATCTACTAATTGGGATGATACTAAGCAATTTAATCAACCTTATGAAACTAGAGTATCTTCCGCTATTAAAAATGTTATAAATAAAGTTCCTAATCCAAATGCAGTAAGTCCTGGTGGATTACCTGTATTTGCTAAAGCTTCTGAAGTTATCCCTTATTTGGCTCATAATTTGGGTAGAGCTACTAGTATAACCGAAATGATGGCTATACTTAGAGAGTTAGGAAATAATGATGAAACTTATACATTCTTATATGAAGATATATCAGTAGATGAAAATCTTATTAATCTATTCTTTAATAATTTTAAATCTGAAAGTCCTTATAGAATTATTAATTATCTTAATGATATTAGTACTGTAAGTACAGATATACGTAATCGTAGTAGTTATGTTTGGTTTCAGTTATCAGATAATTGGATTTCTGGTATAGAAACTAAAAAAGAAACTAACTTCTATAAAGATAATGGAGTAATACCAAAGTTTAATGAACTATTTAAAAATATAGATTATTTAGTTGGTGTATCTAAGATAAATAGAGTTTCTGAAATTCTTAATTTACTAGGTGTTACAATATCTCCTCAAATAATAATGAGTGCTTTTGATACTAGTTTTACTAGTAAAAAAGAACTATTAGATTATGTTGGTACTACTGAATATTCGGCTTTATATAACAATTCAATAGATAAAGCATTAGATCATAAATATACCTATCTTATTGATAGTACTTTTAAATTATTATTAGATAATATAAATGATTATTTAAATGATAAATCAAGAGATATTAATATATATGGATATATGTTAAATCTCGGTAAAATGCTTACTCCTTTTTATTATCCTACTACAAGTGCTTATATAAATACTGTTGGTAACCAAGAGCAAACTTATAATAAACCTACTTTCTTAGGTGATTGGTTTAATATGATGAGAAATGATGATATATTTCTTAATCATTTAGGTAAAATGGCATTAGACCCAAAAATTAGAAGAAGTAATTGGTTATTTGATACTAGGTTTAAAGATGAAAAAGGAGTTGAACAAGGGCACAATGGATTCTTAACTATACCTACTGGATTATCACTTAATGATATAAATGAAGAAACTATAAAACTTGTTACACTAAATAAAGATTTTTATTATAATTCTGAAAAGAATGAATATAGTTTTGATTTTTATTTTTATGATGGGTTTGCTGATAAAGAAACAGGTAAGTCAGTAAATTATAGTGGTATTGATACTGAAGACTGGGGATATATTAATATTGCTAATTACTATAAAGGTAATTCTCTTATAAGTTTTAATTCAGATACTATTAATAACGGTTTATATTCATTATTATCTCCTGCTGATAGAGGTCATAATAGATTTTTAGCAGCACCTAGATTTAAGTTAGAAAATAATGAAATAAATAATGATGGTAGTATTTCTAGAAATAGTAAACCTTATAAAGCTATTTTAAATATTCTTAGAGGTGAATTAGAAAGAGTTACTGCTGCTTATCATGAATTATATGATATAGATGAGGTTGGAGTTATAACTACTAAACCACTCACATCTTTATTAGAGGGTTATCATTATAAACTAAAAGATGGTAAAGTTACTATTAAATCTTCTAATAAACTTGTTGGTAATGCTTTTCAACTTCATCATTTTATATTTATTGATGATGCTGGTAAAACAAGAAATCTTACTGATGAAATATATAGTAAATTAAATGAAACTGATACCTTTGATATAAATGTATTAAGAGATAAAGATATAGTAAATAATATTATTTATCCATTCATAGATAATATGATTTCTAAAATGGTATCAGAACAAGAATCATTTAATGCTCCTAATACTTATAATATTTTACAGGTAGGTAAGTTAGATAAAAAAGAAACGTATAGAAAAACTATAGCTGAATATACAGTAAATAGATTTATTGCTAATGTTGAAATGACTAACTTTTTTCTAGGAGATATTGCTTTCTATGGTAGTCCAACAGAGGCTAATAAAAGAACGGCTCAATTGTTAGCAAGTGGTGTAGTAAATGCAAATTATAATACTGATATAGTATTTAAAGGTGCTACTGTAAAAGATTTTAACGTAACTTCTAAAATACTAAAAGATATAACAAGAGCATTAAAGAAAGCTAAAGCTACAGATTCTCAAATAAAAACTATTATAGATGCGTATTCTAATATACAATCTACTGATGGTGTTAGTTTAATTACATTAGATGAATTTGAAAATAGACTTAAATTATTTGGAGTTTATAGTAGATATGAAGATTTAATAAAAAGACTTCGTAGTGATACTCCTACTACTATTGATATAGAAGAGTTAAATGAAGTAGTAAACTCTCAAAAGAACTTCTATTATGATTATTCTTTTAATGCTAGACTTAATAAGATGATTCCAACTCAAGTTAAGAACTCTGAGTTTGTTTTAATACCTGCTTTTATTAAAGAAGATAGTCAACTTAAAAGTATTAATGATTGGTTACTGGTTAATAAAGTTGGTCAATTAAATTTTCAAAGTGCTGAAAAAGTAGGTAATGCTTATATACCTTCAATATTGAATGATAATGGAGATTTAATTGAAAACTTTACCACAGAACTTAATAGTTCAACTAAAGAGTATTATTATAGAAGCCTTAGAAAACAACAGGATATTGCTAATCATATAATAGATGAAGTTAATAAATTAGGCGTACAAATACAGAAAAAAATATTTGATAATGTAAAAGATACTGAATTAGTAAATCATGTATTTGATATAATAGCTGTTAATATAAAAGAAGCCAGTGATGGGTTACTTAATAAATTAGGTATAACTAAATCAATTAATTTAGATGGTAAGCCTATATATAATATTAATAAAGAAAAGCTTTCAGAAATGATGATTAATCATCATATAATGAATGGTTCTGATTTTAATGGTATATATGGAGCTACTCTAGATTATGATGGAGAATTTAAACTTCCTTTAGACTTACCTATTAATAGAGTTTCTAATCAAACAATGCTTAGTGCTTTATTTACTAAAGCTGTAGTTGTTCAAGAGTTTCCTGGTATACACGGACCTCAGGTTAGTAATATATTTATGAAAGAGATGTCTGAAGTATCAGGCATTACTAAAAAAAGTAAGCTTCCTACTAGTACTGATTTAGTATATCAACACTTTGATAAATCTGGTAAGTTTATTCCTACAGAAGTATATCTTCCTGCTTGGAGTAAAAAGTTCTTTGCTCAGAAAGATGTTGATGGTAATATTATAAAAGAGGCAGTAACTATTGAAGATTTACAACAAGCAGGGTTAGATATAATGATAGGTTATAGGATACCTACTGAAAATAAAAATTCTATATTTGTATTTAAAGTTAAAGGTTTTCTTGATTCTGCTCAAGGTTCTAGTATAGTTGTTCCTCCTGAGTTTTTAGCACAAACTGGAGCTGACTTTGATATTGATACTATCTATACTATGTATTATAATTTTGAAACTGTACCAAATGGTAAAGTAGAAAAGATTAGATATACAACTGAAAAAGAAGATTTAGAGTATAGATTTATTAACTATATATTAGGTAAAGCTTCTAAAGGTGCTAAACGTTCAGAGTCTAAGCTTCTTAGAGATATTGCTGAATTAGATTATACTAATTACTCTAAAGAGTTAAATGAAATAAATGAAACTCTTGCAGCTGGTAATAAAGTAGTAGTTGATGATTTTTTTAAATATGTAGATACATTACCAGCTAATATACAAAAAATAGTAAAAGCATATTACAAAGAACTTAATGAATATAGTATAAATTCTGAACATCTAAGAAGTATTGATAAATTATTACATTTAGAGGATTACTTAACTAGGTATATTGAAAGTGCTGATAATTTACTACAAGAAGCTTTAACTAGTGAAAAAGATAGATTTATTAGACTTATAGATGGATTAACTGATGTATTATCTGAAACTCAAATTGCACTTAGAACTATAAGTATAGGAGATACTAAAAGACAAAACTATATTAATTATATTAAATATTCTATGGATAAAAACCATTGGAGTATGTTTAAAAGTAATTTAGCAAATAGTTTAGCTGAACAATTAGATATTACTATTGAAGCTTTTTCTAAATTAGATGTTATTGAACAGAACAGTCTTAAAGCTAGACAAAATGAAATATTAGATTCTTACATTAAAGTTCTTACTAGTTTGGATAGTTATGTAGAAATGACTACCCCAAATGGAATGGATGATACTGTTGGGGCTAGAGATTTAGCTGAATCTTTTTATAATCCTATGTCTAATATTGTAAATTTTGCTTCACCTACTACTCAAGATTTATTTAGAAGAAGAGCTTTATGGGGAAGGCAATTAAAGGGACAATCTGTTAATAGAGATGGAACTATATCAATAGCTCAAAATATTGGTTTAAATATAGTAGGTTCTCCTATTAAATACAAGTATAATATAAAAGAACCTATTGAATATAAAGTTAATGGTAAAAGTTATATACTTCCTTCTTATACCATTAAACAATTAGAGAAATACTTTGGTAAAGAAAACGTAAGTCCTAATGGTACAGTTGTATTAACTACTTTTGGTAAAAATGCTTATGGTGGTTTTGAAAATATAGATGGCAATTTAATAACTAGTTATGCTTCTCAATCTACTGCTCATATCTTAGATAATGTTAAAGTACCGCTACCTTCTGGTATTTCTACTGAAACATTAGATATTTGGAGAATGATTCCTGAATTAGGTGGAAGTTGGGATATGATTACATTGCTTTTAGGACAAGAAGCAATAGAACTTGTTAATAAATCTGCTAACTATAAAAATTCTATAACTATTACTCAAGCAAATAATGCTATTGAAAATGCTAAAGATATACTTTATTCTAAGTTATTTTCTGAAATGGTTAAAGCAAATGCTATTCCTGGCATAATTACTGCTTCAATAGAAACCAATCAAGAATTTATTTATAAAAAAGCAATAGCTAATTCTGGTAATCCCGGGTTTAAACTTCATCCAATGCTTATCAGAATATTTGACAGAGTTGATATATATAATAGATATAAATATGATACTTTAGATAATACTTCATTAATAAATGATTTAAAATTTAAAGATAACATAGATAATAAAAAACCTAAAGATAAAATAGATTACTATAAACATCAATTATATATACTTGATTATTATAAAGGTATTAATAATATAAAAGAACAATATGATGATTTTAGAAAACTAACATCATATGATAAATCTATAGTCGGTCCTACTTTTAATGATATTAAAAAAGATATGGACTTGTATAATGATGTTAAAAATCCTAGATATAAAGGTTCTGGTAATAAGTTAGTCGATAAAAATGGAAAACATTATTTAAATAGTATTTATATTGATAATTCATATAAAGTTTTATCTTATTATAAAGAATATGCTACAGATAGAGCTTATGATATATTTAGTAAACTATTTATAGATCAAGCTCCTGCTATTCTAGACTATCTTAAAACAGTTAAAGATAAGCATAAGGATGATATGTTAACTTATATTTTAGCTTATAATACTAATGACTTACCATTTTTTACTAATACTGATAAACATCAATTATTTGGAGTATATCCTACTGATAAAGATAAAGTTGATTTAAATAAATATGATAAAGATAGTATAGAAGCTTATTCTAAGTTATCGGTATTTGAAAAACTTCAATTAGTAAAGCAACATTACAAGAATTATATAGATGAATCTAACATACTTTATTATCTTCAAGTAGTAGGTATGGATAGATATTTAAAGTATAATAATTATCCGGAGATAAGGTTTATATCTGATAAAAACTTAGATAGTTTTATTGATAGTTTTTCTAATCTTTGGTATAATAATGATTTATATTTACATTTACTTGCTCAAGATTTAGTTAGATTTGCTTTCTTTTCTAAAGGTCTAAGCTTTGGTAGAAATATAAGTAAAGTTATACCAGCAAGTATATTGTTTAATGATAATACTATTATTCATGATAGTAATTATAATACTTCTAAAGAATTCTTTGGGTTCCCTGTAATAAAAGGTATAGGTTTAACTAGTCATATTGCTAGTAAACGAGCAAATCATTTTTCTAATGATTTTGATAATCCTTACACTGTACTTTTTAATTATAATTTTGCTAGGTCTAATTGGAATAAAGAATCAATAGTTCCTACTGTTACAATGGAAACTTATGAAGTATTTAATGCAGAACTAGGGGAAGTTGAAAAAAGAAATACTAAGAATCAAATAAAGTGGAATAAGTCTTTAACTGAAGTTTCTAATATAGCAGACCATATAATTAATGTTCCATATTGGAAATATGATGAAATGCCATATCATATTAAACAAGCAGACATAGTTAAGTTTAAACTTCCAAAAGATGATAAAAATGGATATAGACTATGGGCAAAGTTTGTTACTCATAATGAATATGATAAACCTGTATATTGGTATTTTCCAGTAAATAAGTTGTCTAATTTTGAGTTTACTGAAAATAGTATATTTAGTCAAAATACTGACCCTAATATATTTCCTATTGAATGGTATATAAGACAAATAGAAGCTAAATCAAATATAGGTTCTTCTATTATATCAGATAACGTAGATAAAAAAGTTTCTACTAAATTTCATGGATATGTTGGTCCACATACATCTGAGGGAAAAGCTCTTCCCGAAGGTACTGGTGCTGATAAAGCCATGAGAAAAGTAGCAAATAAATTTATAGGAGAAATTAGTTATGATGCTAATACTGAAGTAGAAGAATCTTATAGTTCTACAGAAACCAGTGCTAAAGAAATAGCTAATAAAGTAAATATAACTCCTGAAGTAAACGATGTTTATGATAATAGTATTCGTAGATTTATAATAACATCTAATGTAGAAAACTTTGATTCTAGTTTTACAAGAGAAGATGTTGTAATGTTAGCTAGAAATAGTAAAATAAAACATTTAAAATTAGATGATATTACTAAAGAAGTAATAGCTAATGCTAATTCATTTGGGGCTAGATTTATTGTTGGTGATATGCTTAAAGCTGACACTGAATTTATAAACTATCTAAATGAAATTGATGCTAGTTATCAAATATATTATAAAGAGTATATTAATCATAAACAACCAAGTAGTGAACCTGAGCAATTAAAATTGTTTGCAGCAGTACCAGATATTAATGAAGTATTTCTAGATTATAATAAGTCTAGAATAGAATACCATAGATCTATTATAAGTGATTATACTTCTAGAACTAAACAGTTTCCTGGGGATGTTACTATAAAAGATACTTTAACAGCATTAAAAAATATAAATTGGGATGATAATTTAACATCTGCTGAAATTGCTTCTTTTAGAGCAGATGCTGATTATATGGAAGTTACTATTCAATACCTTAAAAATAGGATAGCTAATTTATATTCTGATACTACTAAACTAAAAACAGTATTTGATGATTTAGATACTAGAAGAGAGTTTACAAAGTTTATGAATCATGCTACTACATTTGTTAAAGGTTTTAAAAGAATAGAAAATCTACAAAAGTTAGATAAAGAAGATTTAACAGAACAAGAAAAAGAATTAAATAAAGTTATAAATAGATTAACAAATTATGCTAAAGATGTTAATGATTTAAATGCTAAGTTAAAGAATCTTTCTAAAGCTTATTTTGAATATACTTTAGTACCTATATCATCTAATCCTGATATTAAATTAGGAATACGAAGGATATTTGATGCACAAGATGATGAAAGTAAAGTTCAATTATTATTAGCTTCATTGGCTGATACTAATAACTCATTTATTGCTAATTTTGTTAAATCTTATGCTATTAAAAAAGAAGTTGTTAAGCAAGCACAAGAAGATAAAGTTAGAGAGTTTCAAGAGGCTTTAAAAAGATTTGAAGTTTCTGATTTAACTTCTATAACTGATGTAAATGGTGATTTAATTCAAGAGTTTAATGATAGTTATAAGGAAGATAAAGCAGCTTTAGTTAATGCTTTATTAGAAGCTGAACTTAATAATGGTAAGTATAGTAAAGAGTACTATAAAGCTGAAAAAGAGTTAATTGATTGGAAATATAATAACTTATTATCAGAAGAAATTAAAGAAATACAAAAAGCTACTATAGAAGCTAATGATATACTTAATAGAAATATATTAGCTAGAGAAAGCTTAGATAAAATTAGAGATGAGGTTCGTAGAATTAAAGCTAATTATATAGGTATATCTAATATATCTGAAATAAGTGAAGAAGATCAGGATAGACTTAATACTTTAAAAGAAGCTGAAAGACAATTAGCAAATAAATGGGATATTCAAACTGGTGAGTTAAAAGAAGGAGTTATGCTAGAAATAGCTAACACTATATCTGAATATAAGCAAGCACATGGTGAAATATTACAAAAATATTATACACCTATAATTAATAATACTAGATATAAAAATGCTTTAAAGAAATATAAAGATAAGAATAATAAAGAAGCTAGAGAATGGAAATCTAAAAACACAGTTATTAAATTAACTGATAAATTTTGGAAAGATTTTGCTTATCATTCAGAAATATTAGGTAAAGAAGGTACTGATAGTATATTAAAATCTTTATCTATATTTAAAGATGTAAATGGTGTTGTTGATGGAAGAATAGTACCAGATACTCTTAGAAAAAAGATTAAAGAACATAATGATTCTAAATTTGAAGATATAGAACCATATATTAATCCTAAAGCTATTTCTAAACCTAAGATTGTAGAAGGTTATACTGATGAGTATATAGAAATGCTTAATAGTAAGGGTGGAGATAGTAGAGAAGAAGATGCTTTACTTAGAGAATGGAGTAGTGATATTAATGATATTTTGAGGGGATATCTTAATGAAGATGGTGTGCTAGTTACAACTAACATATCCATAGAAGATTTTAATATTTTATATAATATACAAGCTAAAATTGATTTACAAAGGTCGTATTCTCAATATGTTAGTGCAACTAGACAGTTTTATAATAAATGGAGAAAAGAAAACCATGAACAAGTTGTAGATGAAAAAGCATTTAAAGAAGCTGAAGCTAAAGCTAAAGCTGTAAGTAAAATGTTTTATGATAATTGGAAAAAACTTAACACAGTATTAGAATATAATGAATACTATCATGCCGCTATAGAAGAGCTTAAAGATGAATATGGTATGCTTAGTACAGGTATTATGCTAGGATATGACGTAGATAACATAAATTTTGATGCTCTTAGAGAAGTACATAAAGTTAATTCTTTTAAAGATTTACCTATCGAAATACAAAATAAAATAATACTAAATAATGCTAGTGTTATATTATATCCTGGTATGACTAGTACTTCTGCTAATACTAAAGGTAAAATAAGAGTATATACTTTATCTGATTATTTAAGTGAACATTCAAATGAAAAAGAAATAGGTTCTTTTAAAACTATAGAAGAAGCTACTAGTTATGTATACGATTTATATGTAGAAGCTTTAAATAAAGAAGATAAAAAAGTTAAAAAACCAATAGCTTATCAAACAGCATTTGAAGATATGCATGATTATACTCCTACAAAAGAGTATAAAAAAATGCTTAAAAGATATGGAGTAAAAAATAAGAATGGTGATTATACTAAGTGGTATCTTGAAAATCACTATATTACTTTTACAGGAGAGGTAAGACCTATACCTTATTGGACTATTATTAGACCTAAAGATAATACTTTATATAATGAAAATGCTATTAATAAAAAATATTGGGCTTATAGTAAACTTACAGATGAGGCTAAAGCTATATATTTAAGTCCTACTAGAACTGCTTCTAAAAAATGGATTGATGAAAATGTTAATTATGTAAATACTAGGTACTATTACGAAGAAAAAGAAAAATATCAAAATAAAAGTGCTGCTGAATATTCTAAATGGTATGATGAAAATCATTATTTTAATATATTTACTGGTAAGTATGAGCCTATATCTATATGGACTACAATGCAATCCACTAAAGAATATACAGATAAAGTATCACCTCATCCTGATATGTTAGATAATAAACTTAAACTTCAATATAGTAATAAAACTGAAGATATAGAAGAGTATAATAAAAGAATTGATAGATATAATCAAAACTCAAAGAATACTAGTAAAATTAGTAAACTAAATACTCCTACTGATCCTTATCGTTCTATATTTGAAGCACCTCTTCCTACTAAAAATAGTAAGTATTATAATAAAGAATATAATAACATTAAAGATAATGAGTTATATACTTATATAAATGGTTTATTAAAATCTTTAACTGCTCATTATGGTCGTAATACTATAATAGATGAAGGTAAATTACCAATAATATTTGATACTACTACTGAAGATGCAAGTATAGTTAAAAGAATTGTAAAAGGTATAGGTTGGTTTAATTTTCCTAGTAGAGAGATAATAGGTGAAAATAATGATAGTATTCGTATATTGAATATGCCAAATGTAAGTTCTTTTATTAATGAAAAGAAAATAGAAAAACCTGTTGAAAGTGAATTTACTAGTAGAGACGAATATTTAAAACGACTTATAGAAGTAAATGCTGAAAATAAAGAAATAGATAAAAGAAATAAAGAATATACTAACGCTCATAAAAATAAGAATCATGTAGAAGTTATAAATCAATTTATTAGAAGTGCCTATACTCATAAGTTTATGATAGAACAAGAAAATGAAATGAGAATGGCTATAGAAGAAATACGTAATTTAGATATGAATCAACGTAGAAATATTCTTAGTAATCTAATAAATATAACAAGAAGAAATCTAGCTAAAGACCAAGAAGCTTTATTTGATGGAGATTATCCTGTTGCTACTAAAAAAGGAATTAACTCTAACCTAGAAGAACATTTTAAACTATTTATGGATATGGTATTCTATGGAGAGTTTGAGGCAGATGAAGGTAAATGGACTAAAATAGCTAGAGTATTACAAAATGCTACTTCTGCTAAAGGTATGTGGTTAAACTTACCAGGTGCTTTTAATAACGTTGCATATGGTAGAACTCAAATGGCATTAGAAAGATTTTCTGGATATTTCTATACTAATGGAGATGCAGCTTCTGCTGATAAAGAATATACATCTAATATGATGGCATTATTTAGTAATTTAGGAGAAGATACTTCTACTAATTTAACAGATGCAATACTTAAAAGGTTTGATATTATAGAACTTCAAGATGAAAGAGCTGCTACTAATGATACAGGGTTAAATAAGAAAATATGGAAATATTTAATGAGTACTAATGCTTTATATGTATTTCATCATATAGGAGAACATTCTATGCAAAATACTACTTTACTAGCTATGATGAGAAGTCATAGGATAGTAAATGGTAAAATAATGAGTCTTACTGAATATACATATGATAAACATTTTAAAGCTATAAATAATGTATTAACACCAGAAGGTAAAAATGAACTATCTAAATTTATAGATGATAATAAATATAAAGATAGATATCTTGATGGTAAATCTAGTTTAATAAGAGATTTTATACTATCTAGTAACTCTGAAATTCAAAAATCATATTTAACAGAACTTAAAGATATAGAAGAAAAAGCTAAAATATCATTTAAAGAAAATCCTACATTAAGAGATTCTTTTGATTTAGTTAAAGGAATAGCCAAAATAAAAACTGTAAATGATGAACCTGTTGTATCAGAAGAAGAAATTGCTAAATTTAAATTTAAAGTAACAGGAGTTAGTCAAAAAATACATGGTATTTATAATAAATTTGATGCGGGAACTATGCAAAGAAAAGCATTAGGTAGATTAATAATACAATTTAAGAAATGGATGTATCCTGGTTTTACTAAAAGATATGGTACTAAGGTAGGTAAGTCATTTTGGAATGAGCATAGAAATGAATGGGATACTGGTATGTATGTTGATACATTTAGATTTTTACTAAAACCTGTATTTGATGTTTACCATGACCATAAAGATAATGAGGAAGCTAAAAATGCCTTTAGTGCTATAATGGAAGGTTATGGAAAATATATTGCTAATATGGGTTTATATTGGGATAGTCTTAATGATACTGAAAAAGCAAACATTAAAAGAACTGGTATTGAAATGTTAGCTTTTGCTGGATTTGCTTTATTGTTTTGGATGATTAGAGGTTTAGCAGATGGTGATGATGATGATAAGTTTTGGGCATATGCTTTATATCTTAGTGACAGATTAAAAACTGAATCTATTGCATATAGTCCTGCTTTCGGGTTTACAAATGAAACTAGAAAGCTTATGCGAGATCCTTTTGCTGCTATGGCTTTCTTAGATGATACAATGAAGCTAGCTTATACTGCTATGTTTGAAAGTGATGAATACTATAAAGGAGGTGTTTATCATGGTGATAGTAAACTTCATGTTCAATTTTATAAGAATTTACCTATTCTTAATAGAGTTCTTAGATATGAAAATATACAAGATTATGCAGGATATTATAAACTTTATTAAAATTTCTTTAACACTATTGAAACTATTATTAGAGTAATTAATTAAAAAAAAGAATTATTAAACATTAATATTATTTAACTGAAAAGAGGCTAAGATTAAAATATCTTAGCCTCTTAATTTTTTCTAAAAGTGGCTCAAAAACTTATCAGTTATTACCACAAAGCCGAATTTTAAGGATAATTTATATTATCTGACGAATTGAAAACTTCTGCTAAATTAGAAGTTTGGCTAGCAAACGTATTAGCATACAGAGCATTACCACCTGTACCAAATGTAACAGTAGGATTAAATATAGGAGAATCAATAGACCAAGTCATATTCTTAGGCAGTTTATCTCCTTTACAAATATCAACACCTACTTCTTTTTTCATATCTGCTAGCCTTTCACGAAAGGGCGTACAAGAATGTCAATGTTTTCAGCTTTATCTGCAAATTCACTACCTAGATTCATAGCTACTTTCAATGGTAAATCTTGACCATTTTTACTAAACATTATTTCAATAGGTTTAACTATTTTTGCAGTAGGTGCTTCTTCAGTACCTCCTCTTTCAATTACTAATACCTCGAATGGGTATAAAACTACTTTTGCCATAATATTTAATTAATTCTTTTTTATAATTATTTAGAAACTCTTTTTGTTGTATATCAATCTAACTACCTATAATTACTTTTTTCCAGTACTATTGAATCCTCCTTCACCTCTTTTAGTTTCAGGAAGTTCTTTAACTTTACTCCAATTAGCTTTAGTAACTGGAACTAATACTAATTGTGCAATTCTTTCACCATCTTCAATTACCGTTCCAGATTTACTTAAGTTAATAGCAACTATTCCAATTTCACCTCTATAATCAGCATCAATTGTTCCAGGTGTATTTAAAACAGTTACTCCATGTTTAAGTGCCATACCACTTCTAGGTCTTACTTGAATTTCGTAGCCTACTGGAATAGCCACCCGCAACCCCGTAGGAAAGAGATAGCGATCCCCAGCTCTCAATAGTACAGCTTTCTTATCATTACTAGTAGTAAGTACACTCTTACCTGTTAGTCTAGCTTTAAGCTGTTCATCAGTATAACCACTAAAATTAACTCTTACATCCATACCAGATGCGTTTTCACTTTCATAGGAAGGTAATACTAAACCTTCAACTTCTTTTACTTGTACTGTTACTTTTTCCATAGCTTACTTTTCTAATTGCTATATTCTTTCTTTTAAACATTAAAGATAAGTGTTCATTGCAGCTGTCTGTACTTTTAAAAGCACTTTTTGAACATCTTCCACATTATTTACTTTTTCAGACATAAGAAAAGCATCGAGTTTATTTAGCTTTTCTTCTAATTGCACAGCTTCGTCATTAAGACGTGTTTTAAAATTACTTTCCATAATTATTTTATTAAATTATTAATTATAGATAGTAGTTTTTATACTACTATCTGTTTTTATTCAATTACTAAACGATTTACTACCTTGTTTAGTCAGCACTTGCATAGTTCCCTGAGTAATCTTTACAGCAGTAGCATAAGCAGTATACATAGAATTATAATTAGCACCATAAAAGTTACTTTTAATTTTTTTATCATTATCTGTAAAATCTTTACTGTTCTGATAATAACCAGTTATAGCATTATATGCCCCCCACATAGTCCCACTAGCAGTTGCTATATCTTGCCCTGGTCCTTTTTCATAATAAGTAAGAACCTCTTGCATTATATTACGCTTACGAGTAGACAAAGAGTCTAGCTCTCCAATATGGTTTATTCCTGCCATAGCTACTTCTCTAAGTTCAGTAGGAGTTAAGAATA